GCAGTGTTCAAAGTCCTCTCCAAAGTTTGATTGACTCAACAAACGAAGCTGAACGCCGAGGCCCACACCAGCGGGTGCAGCAGAACCCCAACCTGTGCTTGTGTATCCGGTGTTGATACCGCCCCAGCCACCAGAACCCCAGCCTACGCTGACCGTGTAAACATCAGAGCCAGTCGTGATTTGGTACGCACCCACAGTAGCACTGCCGCCGTTGCCGACATCCGAAGCGTTTGCCGCAACAGCGGAAGTGATTGTGTAGACGTTGTTGCTTGTAACGGAAACTACTTGATACTCTTTATTGAGCACGGTAGCGGTAATAACCCCGCCAAGGCTGACTGCGCCACTGTATGTAACAAAGTCCCCAGCCTGCGCTCCGTGCGCGGTATCGGTGATCGTTAAGGTGGTTGAGCCATTGGTAGCCGCAAAAGTTACATCCCCAGCAGATGTGGTGCTACGTATAGGAGTAATGTCGTAGAAAGCGCCGCCGCTACCGTTTTGTATATAAAACTTAAGGTTTGTGCCAACGCCCAGCAAGTTGTAGCTAAATAGCGTGATCCAGTTCCACAGTGATCGGCAGACGCCCCAGAACGAGCCCGCAGGTGGTGTTAGCGTAGAAGTGGTTGTGCCAGTGTCGGCAACCCAACCGCCAAGTTTCTCAGGGTAACCCGAACGAAAACGAACTTTATCCATCTCAAAGTACGTACCCTCATTAGCGAGCGTAGTTGACTCTCGATTTACACCGGGACGAAGTTGAAGTTTTTGTAATGGCATGGCTTATTTTCCCATCAATTTGGGCGTATATCAAGCATACAGCCGTGTACCGGTTTTGTCGATAATCAACGCTTGCTTTCTGGGGGCGCGAGATGGTTCATTTGGAATGCTTACATGTGTCCAACGGTCAAACTCACGGATTACTTGGTCGTAAGGCAAACCCGAAGCAATGATGGTTTTGACTACTTCGTCTGGCGTCAGTTGAGGAACTCGGATGTCCACAGCACAACCAATGCGATGCTGGCTAGTATCTTTAGAACCCACAGCATCGTTGACTTGCTTACTGCGAAAAGCAGAGTTAACCATGACTGGTCTTCCGCCCAAGGCAGTTTTGACTTCCTCAAGGAAGGCGGCAAGACGTTTGAGGTTTGCAAGTTCGGTTTCATTTGGGGTATTGTCCCATCCGTTGCGTTCTGCGGCTTCCGAGGATGTAAGCTCATCAAGTGTAAAGTGTTCAGTCAAGTTCATTTCTTCACCCTGTCGGCAATTTTTTCCATAGTGCGGCCACCAAAGTAGAACGACATTACGAGCATGCCCCATTGTCCCAGCAATTCTACGTAAGCGCCACGTGTTTCGTAATCAAAGATAGACGCGATAGCAAAGCCTGAGTAGGCCACCAGCAAGAAGATCAGCGTCATAGGACGTATATTCTTGGACAACCAAGAGTCACTAGCCATATCAGCTTTCGTGCGTTCTGTGAGGTTGTTTTGCTCTGTCTCATAGAGCTTGGTTTCGTTAGCCATTTTAGCCAATTCACCATCTTGAGCCATTTTTGCAAGGTCAAGCTGGGCTTTGGCCTTGGCTTCAGGATCCGGGATGAGCTTGTCGATGAGCTTGCCACCGACATTTAAAAGTGCGTCTAGTCCAATCATTTTGGCTCCTTGGGTTTAGTGTCTTCATTCTGCATGAGTTTGATACCAGACAGGAACCCAATCATGCCCCCGATAAGAGTAGAAAAAGCGGGTGAAATCATTTTGAATATCTCTGCGTTGTCTACTTCTTTCGCCCACAGACCAAGCATAAACGCTGTGACCATGGCCAAAACAGAGATGCACAGGGTGAAACTGACCATCAATGTGACCCACAGCGTCAACTTTTCTTTTGTTTCCATCTGCGGTTTCCTGATTGGTTTCTTGGTCATACGTATTTGTCAAAATATCTTGTGCTGTTAAATATTTCCAACTCAATTATGCGTTGCCGCGACCGCTTGTTGTACAACTCAATCTCAAGTGCGTCAACTGCTTTCTCTATTTTGGCAGCTTCTAACGCCAACTTGTATTCATACTCAAGTTTCTCGGCTCTTTTCTCATGGGCTATGGATCGTACGTCGTAGGGGCTAGGATGCACAAACGGATACCACTTGTGCAACTGGATCATTTTCTTTCCCTCTCCGCCGCCCTTGCAAAATAATACAAGAGTTTTCCACGAAGCTCTGCGCTGTCTGCCGTGCCCGCCCACATAGATAAGTTATTCCAAATAGCCAGCAGCTGATCCGTTGAACAATTATCGCCGTTTGTCGTCAGCCACCTAGATAACTCCATGTGGCGCAAGGTGGGATCACCTAGCCAACTCAGCCCATAAAAATCCGAAACTATGCACGGGGACTTAGCGCCTGCCCAAAAAACCAAACCAATGAGCAGTAACCAGAACCATTTCATTCATGGCAATCTTAGTATCAATCATTCGTTAAAAGCTTTACGCCTTCAGGGTACGCATCGTGAATATACGTTGGCACAGAAGCGGGATCGATGATGTCTTCAACTCGGTCGCCGTCTCGCAAAGCGTGGATACACTGAGCCACAGTGTTGTCTTCAAGCGCAATCAGTTGGTGTCTAACCCCGGCTTTGATGAAAATGTGCTGTGGCGCGGTAAAGTCTGTGGTGGTGCCAAGCGCCTCAACGCGCAGCCGCCCAACAGAAAGAAGGGTGACATGATCGAAGCAGTGAGAATGCCCCTTTTCAACATCGCCTGCTTTCACAAAAACCATCTGCTTGATGAACACGTTAGAAACGCAACTAATTGCGTGGACGGGGTCGTTCATAAATTAAGCTCCAATAACTGCAACAGGAATCTGTGAAACAATCCACGCGTTTCCTTTTTGAATCCACTGGTAGCGTTTGCCGTCCGATGGGTACGGAACTGGAGGCACCCAGCGACAAGTGTCTTCATCCAAAACCCAGTTATCATATGGCTTCAAACTGATAAAAGCGTCTCGAACAGCATCATACGTGTACCCAATCCCGGCATAGTTTTTTCTGAAGTTGTCGTTGTAAGAAGTTTGCCGCCACACGTTTCCGGGCAAAACAGTATCAAGGAACGCGCATCCAACTGGTTCGCTTTCGGGGAATGGTAAATTCTGAATATCATCATTGCCAACCACAAGCACTTGGGTAACGATGTTATTTTCATCAAGTTGTGCGAAATGTGCCATATTAAGTTATTACAAAATTTGCTGTAGAGTTAAACGTGTGATAGTAGAACCCGCCAACATTTGTTACAGTACCGCCAGTAGCCCTCTGACCACCTGAGTTGGAATATCTAACCACCACTACACCAGAACCTCCAGCACCGCTGCCGCCGTCGCCGTTCCACCCGACACCGCCGCCACCAGAGCCAGAGTTTGCTGTGGCATCGGTACCACCACTACCGATCGTTCCCCCGTTACCGCCACCAGCCTGCCCCGTTCCCTGCGTTCCAGTGTTGTAGGCGTTTTTAACTGAGCCACCACCGCCCCCTGCCCGATTTATGCCGTCACCAAAAGAAGTGCTACCCGCACCGCCATTACCGCCTAGGGCCTGACCAATACTGCCTGCAACACCGTTACCTCCCGTGCCGCCCGCGCCGCCGCCACCTCCTGCTGCGTAACTAGCGGATTTACCATCAGTAAAGAATCCACTAGCGCCGCCGTTGTTGCCGCCTGTGGTGCCCGCGCCACCAGCCTGAACGCCCGGGTATCCAGAAGCTCCGCCGCCGGAGCCGCCGCTGAACCCAGCGGATTGGGAGGCACCGCCGCCACCACCAGTGGAGGTTATCGAACGGAATGAAGAGTTTACCCCGTTAACTCCTTGATTTACGGTACTTCGAGCGCCGCCACCACCCACCGTGACTGCATAGGTGCCAGCAGTTAAACTTTCTGAGGAAGTTCGGTATGCTCCCGCGCCGCCGCCACCGGAAGTAAAACTGCCGCCGCCGCCACTAGCGCCACCGGCAACAACAACATACGAAATAGCAAGGGCGTTTGATTTGCCGTATCCGTCGCTCATAGAGATAGCGCCAGAAGGTACAGCAAACAACGTCCGTACGCTGGCTTGGTTCATATTAATAGAAGTCGTGCCCGATAACCCCAACTCCACGTTGACGTTATTAAGAGAAATGGCACCCGATGCTGGTAGCGTCATGTGTTTTCCTTATGGTGTGCCGTAGGCTGTGACATTTGCCAAGGCCACAAAGTTTCCGCTTGAGTCCATCGAAGCAATGTTTGTAGCCCCGTACTTAAAGTACAACTTGCCGCCAGACTCAACGATAGAAAAATTTGTTGTGGCTAGTGTTGTAGCTGCCGCAGCTGTCGTGGCGTTGCCCGCCGTTAAACCCGCCGCGGTTCCCGTAATATTTGTTCCGACCAAGGCGGTTGGCGTTCCTAGTGCGGGAGTTACCAGTGTGGGGCTTGTAGCAAAAACAGCAGAGCCTGTACCTGTTTCGTCCGTAAGCGCAGTCAGCAGTTGAGAAGATGTAAACGATCCAAGAGAGGTAACGTTTCCAACCGAAGTGACTGCGCCGGTTAGATTAAATATGTCTACGCTATAAAAATTAGTTCCATCACTGAACACCAAGATTTTTTTGCCCGCTAGAACAGCAATACCAGTTCCTGCTGCGGTTGTGTTACCAATCACCGTTGAGTTAAAGATCGTCGCTGTAAAGGCAGTGGTGTTGTAGATGATGTAGGTCTTCTCCTGCGGGGGAGCGTAGACGGCAAAGTTGGCTGCGGTTGTGGTGGTCAGTGCAATAACGGCATTTCGCGCTTGGTCAGGCGCACCGTCCAGCGCAGTAAAGGCTTGGTTGGCTGAGGTGACGGACACCGCCACGTACCCAGCAATAGCCGACTCAATGATCGTGCCAAGGTTGCTGTTGGTTGTGGTGTTCCACGTACCGGCTTGTTCGCCAGCGCCAATCAGTTCAATCCGTAGCGAGGGGGAGTAGGTGCTTGCCATGTGTGTCCTTACGTTTAGGGTATTTTCGCAGGTTTATGCAACAATTTCTTGCCAATTTGGAAATCAGGGGTCATTTTGGCATTTCAACCCAAGACAATGTAGGCTCATCCCAACGATATATCTTGTCATCTGTAGGCATAGGCGTAGGCGCATCCCACAAACAAGCGGATTCATTTAACACCCAACTTGTAAATGGTTTTGGGGGAATGAAAGCATCACGTTGTTTATCATAACTGTAACCAATACCAGCATAGTTTTTACGCAAAGGTGTGCCGCCATTAACATGAACACCGCCCCTCGTGTTGTATGAGGTTTGTATCCATCCATGACCAAAGATGCCAGAGTCAATGACACTTTGTTCCGCCACAATAACGTTGGCGACTATTCCGTTTTCTACTTTTGCAAAGTGTGACATTTTTTCTCCTTATGCCGTATATGAACCAGAAGCGGTAAATTTTAAAACGGTATACGAACCGTTGGTTGTGACTGTTGGTGAACCTGTGGTTGTGCCTGTGTAGTTTGCTGTTAGTATTGAAAGAATAACAACTCCAGAACCGCCATTTGCTCCGTTTCTTCCAGAACTAAGACCACCACCACCACCACCACCCAAGTTTGATGTGCCTGCAACAGGAGGTGTGTTAGTGGGCGTACAACCTCCTGCGCCACCGCCACCACTACCACCAGAAGCCGCAGTAGAAGTACCATTTTGGTTTCCTCCACCACCTCCTCCAGCATAAGTAACGCTAGAGCCAGAAATTGAAGAGGCTGTACCAGCACCACCATTACCGCCTTGGTTTGCTGTTGTATTTCCGTTTTGACCTACTGCTCCAGCACCGCCTCCGCCTCCACCTAATGATGCAGAAGAAGAAAAACCACTACCTCCGTTATTACCTTGACCAGATGTACCAGTACCGCCAGGGGAACTAGAGTTACCCGCTCCACCGCCACCAGAGCCACCATTTGCTCCAGTTCTTGCCCCAGAAGTATCAGAGCCTCCACCGCCACCGCCCGTAGAAGTAATGGAGTTAAAAACTGAATTTCCACCACTTCCACCAACAACAGCCGCACTTGTTGAACCAGCACCGCCTGCACCTACAGTTACTGTATATAAAGCGGTTTTGTTAAGAGAGGTTGTTCCAGTTAATAAACCTCCTGCTCCACCACCGCCAGCATTGTCATTACCGCCACCAGCACCGCCAGCAACCACTAAATATTCAGCGACATAAGATAATGGACTATAAAACGGCAACCATGCAGATAAAAGTGATGAATACCACTCAGGGCTATTTATAGACGTATTGAATCTAATCATTCCATCGACGGGGCTAGCAGGGCGTTGTGCAGTTGTCCCGCTAGGTAAACCAAAATAACCCGTACTTGTATTCGCTGTATCAGAAACAGCTGTTGCGGCTATATTTGTAATTGTATTGCTTGCACCGCTTACAGTCTTATTCGTCAGCGTCTGGGTATCCGTTAAACCCACTACAGCACTAGCAGGATTACCTACCCCACCCGCAGGAAATGTAACTCCACCTGTTCCGTTAAGAATTAAACTCATGCTTGTGCTCCTTCAAGCGCAGTAATACGTTGTGTCAATGTAGTGATTAGAACTTGTTGTTCTTGGATGCACTTCATCAAAGCATACTGCAAATCTGTTTGGTAGATTGATAAACGCATCTTGGGTTCTGCATCTTTACCCGCCCAGTTGCTTTCCATAACCAACTCAGGGGCAACGGCTTGAACATCTTGAGCAACCACACCCAATGTCAGACCGCCATCTTCTTCCATGTTCTGGTCAATGTAATTAAATGTCTGAACAGGAATTGCACAAATCTTGTCAAGATAAGAAGTTGCAGGGGCAAAGTTTGTTTTCTCTCTGCGGTCAGAAAGGTTTACATTGTTTGCTGAATAGTTTGCAATACCGCCATTAGAACGAACAGCCATTCTTGATGTGCCACCACCACTATTATTTTCTTGGCACAATAAAAACTCATTACTTGTTCCGTTTAAATTTGAGTTGTATTGAACAATTAAACCAAATGGTGCTGCACCATCATTATCAAAAGCCATTCTTGAACTATTGGCTATTTTAAATGTGTGAGAACCATTAGATGCACTCGTAGTACCCACAAGCAATCGACCGCTTGCATCCAGAGTCATCGCCTGAGTAAAGGTAATGGCGTTTCCTGCTGTGCCTGATGCGGCATTTAGCCATTTATGAACACCATTTTCTTGGCTGTACTGAGAAGAAAAATCAGTTGTACGATATTTATATCCAACAGCATCAACAAAAACATTACAGCCTAAATAAACTGCTGCATCACCAACTTCCCCATAAAGAGAGCCAGTAGTAGCGAATTGCAAAGCCTTATATGCGCTTCCCCAAGCACTAGGAGTAACTCCCAAGCCCAAATTCCCCGAGCTATCAATCCTTGCCGCCTCCGCACCACCCTCACTAAAAGCAATGGTGTCAGCCGCAGGGAAGAAGATGCCTGTGTTAGTGTCGCCAGTTGTGGTAATAGCGGGGAGTGCTGCTGTTCCTGCTACAAAAGCCGCCCTCTGACTAGCATCCACAGTCACCGCAGTAGTCCCTGCCGTTTGCAGTTGCAATATGCCCGATGTGTCAGCAGTGGTGATTAGCCCACCTGATGTTGCGGCGTTAATTATGCTTGCCATGATTAGGCTCCTGCCGCCTGTTGAAGCGGTGTTAAATCTTCTGTTGTCCAGAAGTCTTTAGCCAACATAATCTGCAAGTGTTCTTTATTGCGTGACAAGCAAGCAGTCCAATCAGCATCAGTCATGGATGTGCCTAATGCTGTTACAGGAGAAATTCCTGTGTTCCTAGAAATCGTGACCGCCATAATACTTTTCCTTTACTTTTGTTCTAACGCCACTATGCGAGCGGTTAGTGCGTTGATTGTTGAGGCTTGTGTGTCGTTTATAGCCTTGAGTTCTTTGACTGCATTGATAAGAGGAATGACAAACATTTCTCTTGAAATTGTTTGTGTGCCATCAAGCATCGTATCCCACCCGTTAAATTGGGTATCACCAAGTTCCTCCATTGCCGCTTTAACTTCTTGGGCAATAAAACCTTGCATTATTACATTTAAATCTTTTTGGTTTTCTGGGTAGTATTGATGTGATAACTCTTGAGAAATCTCATTAGATGGAAGCCATTGATAAGAAACTGTGCGTAACTTTTCTATAAAGCCTAAACCAAGGTTGTAGTTTTGGACATTTCTTTTAATTCTTGCATCTGAAGATTGTGACCAGTTTGCATTTGCATTAAATTGGTTTGTTACTTGGCTTCCCCCTTGACCAAAAGTAAATTTAGCCGCACCCTGACCAGTAACGCCATTGCCCATTGCAATTTCACCGCCAACACCAGCCGCACTAGCGTTGGTAGCATGTCCAATGTAAGTGTTGTAATTTCCAGTAGTAAGTCCATTACCACCATCAGCACCAATAATGGTATTTTGAAGTCCAGAAGTTGTTGTAAACCCCGCCTTATAACCTACAGCAGTGTTGTTTGAACCTGTGCTGGAATTAAGTGCTTGATGCCCCACACCAACATTGTTGCTGTTGGTAATGTTAGATACAAGCGTACCGTAACCTATAGCGATATTATTAGTCCCTGAAGTATTATTTCGCAAAGCGTGTGAGCCAACCGCAACATTAAAAGAGCTAGTGTTTTTACTTCCAGCATACGTACCCAACATGGTATTATTAGTGCCAGTGACATTTAATTCAAGTGCTTCCACGCCAAACGCTACGTTTTCAATCCCTGTGGTTGAAGTCCCTGCACTATATCCATAAGCAGTTAAATAAGGCGTGCCACCGCTTGTGGTTTGCTTTCCATAAACAGTACCCAATGCAGTAGGCGTAGCAGCAGAAACAGATGCAGTATTAGCAATAGTGATTGAACCAGTGCCATTGGTGACACTAATTCCTGTGCCAGCAGTCAATGTTGCTTTGGTTAGCGTATTGCCCGTGGTGTTACCAATAAGCAATTGACCATTTGTATAAGATGTCTGTCCTGTACCACCATTAGCAACCGCTATAGTGTCAGAGGTTAAAGCCATCGTGCCTGATGTTGCGGGAAGATTTAAAACAGTTGAACCTGCAACGGCTGGCTCTTGTAGCGTGACGCTACCGCTTGTTGATCCAAGTAATACTAAGCTCATGTTAAATCCTTACAAAACAACCCAGCGTGAGCCGCCGGAAACAGTAACCGATACACCCGAACCTATTGTTACCGGCCCGGTACTCATACCGTTGTAGTTTGTCGGCACAAAAGTGTTTTTGGTAATTGTCTGTGCGTTTAAATAGACGGAGCCGTCAGCTCCTGCGTATATTTCTTGACCTGCGGCCTCATAAGTGGCTTTGCTAGATGGGTACGTAACAAAGACGTCTTTTGTGCCTGCTGAAAAACTTAACGCCGAAGGCTGTGTTCCAGAACTGTTTGACAGTACCGTTGTTCGGGCCAGCGTAGTTCCCGAGGCTGTGTAAGTACCGATCCCGACTTCCCACTCGTTACCTGTCTGGCCTGCAATGGTGTAGTAGGTGGTGTTTCCGTCACCAATTACCGCAAAAGACTGAAACCCAGTCGATGCGCCGAGAAGCGTCACTGTTCCCGTACCCGTCGTGGTGGTCGTTTCTTTTACGCGGTCTGCAAGTACAAGAGCCATATTTATCCTTAATCTGTCTCAACCAACGCCCAGTTGGATGTCTCTGCGTTATTTACTAACGCCCAGCTAGAAGATTGAGAATCGTTAACATTTTGCCAGTTTGGGGTCTGGCTGTCATCTACTAAAATCCAGTAAACGGGAATTACAGTTCCAACCGAGCCAGAAGCGGATACACCTGACAGGGCAACCGTTACTACAGGGCCAACCAATCCAACAAAACCTTCTGCTGAATCCGTGGTTAACGGAGCAACTTGCGCGTAGTCAACAGTACCAACCGCCCCAGAAGCCGTGACACTTGTCAAAGCAACTGAGATTACAGGAGCTACCGAGCCAACTTCACCTACAGCCGCATTGCCGGTTATTGCAAACGACTCGCTGTAGATCATCGTCCCAACAAGACCAGCCGCCTCAACCCCTGACAGCGCAACTTCTACGCCACCGTTAGTTATCGTGCCAACCGCTCCAGAGGCTGATACTCCAGACAGAGCAAGCGTTAGCCCCGCTACCGGTGTACCAACTTCGCCGTTGGCGTGAACTCCGGCTATTAATGGAAAGTTGGTTTCGTCTACATTGCCAACATCTGGGTGGCATAGAACCCCGGTCAGGGGGATAGAAATATCAACGCTGACCGTCCCAACGCTACCTGCGGCCTCAACCCCTGTTATTGCTTGCAATTCTTCGGCAACAACAGTCCCTACATTACCTGCGGCTACGGCCCCAGTCAGGGCGACTGAGATTTCTCCTGTGACAGACCCAACAGCCCCAGACGCAGACACGCCCGTCAGGGCAACGATGACTACGTTTTCGCCAAGAGCCGCAAATGGGGCTTGTGCAAATGCGGATATACCAAACATGGTCTACGGCTTGCGCCGCCTCCGCTTAGGTTGTAGCCAGACGCAACAGTGCTGTGGAAGTTGTGTTTGCAGGCATTGTCAAGGTAAAAGTACCAGCCGATATGGTTTGAGAGCCAAACGTGTGAACACTCACTGCCTTGTTGCTCTGTGAAGAGTTGTAAATCAACACCGCATCAAACGCCGTTGTCAAAGTTACCGAGGTGTAAGTCAAACTGGCAGAAGGCGTGAAGAACGCCACGCCCGCTGTAGTAGATGCGTTGGTCGCTGTAGGAGGAGTTGCAGCCGTGACCGCTATGCCACCTGCGGTGTACCCAGCACCAGAGACTTCTCCAGTTGCCGAATATGCCGTAGTAGACGCGTTGTAAGTAGCAGATGCCAAATACAAAGCCGCTTTAAAGGAGTCGGTTGCGCTCGTTCCACGGGTTGGTGCAGTACCAAAATTATGAGTCGCAGTCATTAACTCGCCCATGAACGAGGTTGTCATTGATTGGGTATTAGCCATGATATTTCCTTAAAATGAAGCTGTTTCGCCACCAGCAAAACTGGGCATTTTTTTCAGGGTGACATGGGCAGAACGGTGAACAAGCTCACCCTCTAACCAGTACTCAACCCATGTCGTGAACTCATTGTCATTATCCACTGTACCCTCTCGCTTTTCAAGCAGAGAATCGTCCATATCGCCTTTGGTTGTGGTTACAAGCATGTTGGTCCTTATGAGATTCGTACGATTGCGCTGGAAGCGTCGGCGGCGGGGAAGGTGATTAAAAACGTAGTGTTGGCTGTAGTCTTATCCGCACCAAAATCCAGTACCGCCACAGATTTGTTACCCTGCGTGCTATTGTAAATTAGAGCGCCGCGAGCCGTAATAGTTGAACTTGCCCAAGATGTATTAGAGAAGCTAACGAACGCGGTGGGGATATTTGCGCTATTGTTGCCCGAGGTGGGGCTTGTGGAGATGACCAGCGTGTTGCCGCCCGCTGTGTACCCTGTACCAACCACTTCGTTGGTTGCGGTATATACAGTTGTAGCGGGGCCAATATCTGACGCTGCCGTGTACAAGGCAATCTTAAAAGTGTTAGGCGTTGTTGGGCCAAAGTTGTGAACCGCCTGGAGCAGCTCAACTTTAAAGCTTGTGGTTGCTGTTTGAGCAATAGCCATATCAAGTCACCGCCTGTCGATACTGACCAGAACGATAAGCATCCTGACGTTCCATACCATCACCCAGACGTTTAGCCAATGCAAGCGCTTCTTGGTATTTGCCGTTGTACAAGGCAGTCATGTCGGCCTCACCCTTCATGAACGTGTTCGCTTCTACCAGAGAGCCGTACAGCAGCACAGAGTCAAAGTTGTCGCCTAGCCATGTTGTACTTGCCGTAACAATTGACTCAGGATAGTAGTAATAGTGCAATTCCACGTAGTACGCAGCATCCGGCGTTGGGCCAAGGATGAGTGATAGCTCGTTTGTAATTGCTGAACTAACAATTGTTGGGCCGAACAGAGCGTAGTATTTTGGCTCACCCGTGTCATTTGGAGTTGGGTACGCTTGACGGATAAAGTTTGCGTCTTTGTTGAGCAAATACTCAAACGTGCCGGTGTCTAAATTTGCGCCAGTAACGCCTGTCACCAAGGCCAACGAGTACACAGCCAAGAAGTCTGTCGGCAAGGATATGTACTTGTTGTTTGCCGTTATCACCGAGAACTGATTCTTGCGAATCGACGGAAACTGCACCGAGTTATAGATGCGCTGCTCTGCCTGTTCAACAAACACTGGAATGTTGCTAACAAAGTCAGTATCAAAGTTCTGCGTGTAATCGCAGATTGCATCTGTCAACTCGGTGTAGTTCATGTCTGTATCAGGCCATTGGGCCCCTGGCCATAGTACCTTTGGTCGCCGCTCCGTTACCACGGGTAACGATACCAGTTGTTTTAGCTTCTGGTGCTGGCCTGCGGTTAATGCCTGCAACAGACATATTGACTGTAGACGCATCGCTTTGGTCGGGGCGGGAATTAGAAGCAGCTTTAACAGGCTTGCCCGTCATAGTGTGTGGAGTTGCATAAACTGATGCATCACCAACTTCTTTGCCCATTACTTTTTTACTAAACGTAGCCATATTAACCACCTCTTTTCTGATTAGCTACTTTAGCTAAACCACGACCCATAGTCTTCATGTTAGCGTTAGTCTTGCCACCCTTGGCAAACTTTGTTGGTTTCATACCTTGATGCATGCCCTTCTCATGTTTATGTACCATGCCAGACATCATTTTTTTGTCCTGCGCCAAATCTTTCTTGTCCATATTAAGCTCCTAAATTGTCGATATGGTTACTGTACCAACTTCTACGTTTAACGCCAAGTAATTTGGAGTTAAAACCGAATCAAAACTACTTGCTCCACCAACAGGGTTCCACCCCCATTGAATATCTCTACTACCTTGGCCTGGATACCCAAACCCATCCGGCGCAACGCTATTAGTTAATAGAATCTGCAGGCCGTTAGTACCAGACTGTGTATAGCTTACATCAGGACGCGGCTCCCGTACAGCTTGTGGATCATCCACTGGGTACATACCCAACTGTAGCTGAGGCTGATCAGGATCCCAACACTCAGGACACACTTTTATGTTAAATAAGCGCGTCTTAATAATTTCTTTTCTCAGGTCTTTAAGCATGTACCGCTGACCACACCTATCACACTCTGCAATACTATTTTTGCCAGAAGCGTATCTACTAGGCATACATCACCTGTAGAACGACTGTCTTGGGACATAACGGTCAGGAGCCTTTTCGCGGTCTTCCTGTGACGCTAGTGTCCATTGTTCTTCATAGGCCGCTTTAAGCATCGCAATACGATCCATAGGCACGTCAGGGCGCTTAGAACCGACATAATAGGCTAGACCAGCCACTACGCATGGAATCAACCGGAATGGGATATCCTGCACGTTAACGCCGTTACCAGCGTCTTGCATACGGCGCATGCGCCAATAAACAAATACGTATTGATCGCCGGGGGCATTAGGCGTAGGCCACACGTTCACACACGTAAGGTTATTAACCGTTACGGTAGCGCTAATTGCGTGAGATGCGGCAGTTGTATTAGTGCTGCCATTGTACTGACCACGATAACAATTAAGTAGTTGATTACCGCTGACGTTAGCGTAGAAAATTGTTTCTGAATCAATTGTGATAAATCCTGTTGCGGGTAAACCATTAGTTGTGCTCAGTGTAATAGTTGTATCCGTTGCCGCCACCGTTGCCGCTACTGTTGCAGTAGACAAATAGCTTTGATTTGACTGGCGGTTAGTCCACATCTGAATAGGACGGCCTTGAGCTAGTTTGTTTGGCAGCGTTGACCATGTTGATTCAGAGATGCGGCTGATGTTGATATCAATTTGATTGGGCGTACTAGCCTGTGTACGGATCACTTGATCCAGCAAATCAATCGTGTCACTTGGCAACGCATAGACGCCTTGCCCTGTATTCATCACGAATTGGCCTTGCTCAATAGTCCATAGATTGATGCCACGGTTAGCCCATTCAATCGTCAACATGTTGAAGGACCGGCGTGCGGTACGAAACTCATAACCAGTACGAACCTCAATACCCGCCCGCTCATACGCTTCCTCAACGATATCGTTGAAGTCTAGGTTAAATGCGGAGGTTCCTGAGGTGGAGGCCATTATCTAAATCCTGCTGTTTTCTTTGCAATCGTTTTAGGTTGCTTTACGAATTGTTGTCCGGCTTTTTTGCCAGCACGTTTTGCACGCGTTGTCGCAGCGTACTCAGCAGAGCTAAGACTTTTGATCGCAGCGCTTGGAAGGTATCTTTCACCAGTGTCAGAAGATTTTTTACCACTTTTGGTTCTCCATTTTTGGTCGCCCCAATCCTTCAATGATTTTTGAGGCGCTTTCAATCTCGGTAACCCCCACCAGCCGCCTTGTACTTCTTGGCAACTAGCTGAGCTTTACGTGCTGACCACTGACCTGCGCCAGTACCTTGCGTTGCTGCGGACTTTACTTGAGACACAATCCTCTTACGAAGACTAGGCTTTGTGTAATTGCCAGCAGCATTGACTTTACCACCCTCTTTATACTGGGTAAAATCAGTGTCATCCCGACGAGCTTTCTTCTTCCCACCGGGCATCTTAGATGCGCTTATGTCGCCCATACCACGGGATGCCATCATGATTTAATCCTTAGCAAATAGTGCCGCGAGTTTTACCCCGCTGGGCAATACCATCAGCACGAGACGAAACTGAACCGCCTTTAGCTAATTTCTTCATAGGAGCTGAACCACCGTCTTTATCCTGTGGAGGCTTACCTTTATCAGCAGTATAAATACCAGCGTCTTGTTTACGCTCATAGTCTGCTAGTTCTTTGGCTGTAGGGCCGCCTTGCTTGCCCCGTCCTGCGCCAGCATTATATTCGGCCATTTAGCACTTACCACCATTTTTCATAGTAATCATCTTGCCTTTAGTTTTACCCTTAGACTCAATACCGCCACCTTTGGCCATGAAAATAGGCACTTTTTTGCCGTCTTTCATTTTCATAGGCATGCCGCCTTTTTTCATGCCCATACCACCCATAGATGTATCAGCCATAGGTGTAGGACGCTTCATGCCGTCTTTAGCCATGCTCATACCTTTTTTCATTGTAGGTTTGCCCATTTTTGACATCATAGTATCGCCTCTTTTAAAAGTTTTGCCTTTATCGGCATCGTTGAACTCTTTACCCACGGACTGTGGGACGCCTGCTTTCTTAGCAAACGATGGGTTGTTAGCCACCGCAGCCATGAAATTGTGTTGTTTTTTACTCACTGATGGCATTATCTGCCTTCTTGCGATTAGTTAAATTACGGACAGTATCTGTCTCCCAAATACGAAGCCCAAGGTAAATGATCGTGAACAAAGAAGCCAAAGGCGGAAGCCACGTAACCATAACGCCAACAGTTGTTAAAACTGCTGCGCCATCTGCAACCGCTTTAGCTGTGTCGTGTTGAGTCATGTTAGCAATTCCAAGCTCTAAGAGCTTTATTGATCCTTGAATCTGGGTCGTTGGCGGTCTTGGCAGAGGTCAGTTTCTTTTTCATCCCGCCCATCCGCGCACAGAACGAGTCTTTGCGAGAGCCGCCTTCTGGCTGGGGACGTTTCAAGTTCATGCCTTGCGCTTTCGCAGAGGCTCGACCTTTGTCGTTCAAGCCGCCCTTCTCGGACTTGCCTTCTTTCCTCTGCCATGCTGGACTCTTAGCCATAATAAATCTGCGCTGAATCAATAGCAGTCATCAGTGCATAAATACCTTGAGTAGCTAACACACCTTCGCCCGGAATAACGGGTGCATTACTAAAAGTATCTGTTGCGTCTATTTCATAAGTCATCAACCAACGCCCGCCACCACTTACATATGCAGCCGCAGTAGAGGTAATGGCTCCGCTATTGATGTCTGTAAGCGTAAATGTGCTTGACGAAGCAACAGTAATAACATAGTTGCCGTCTGTTGCTGACTGACTTGTATTGCTGTCAAAGTGGATGCCAACAACATTGCCTGTAGACAGACCGTGAGCCGTTTTTGTTACCGTTACTGTTGTGCCGGAACGAGCGTATGTAACGCTGGCCGTTACTGGAGCGGTGGTTGTGTCAAACAACACCAAAGTGGCATCCGAGCCGCTGCCAAAGAACGAAATGCCCTTAACACGATTTCTGCCAAGAACAAAAAAACCACTTTGGTTTAGGTGTCCCTGTTTTACGTCATATTGCATTGCCATAATCAATCTCCTTTAAAAACGGGGCCGAAGCCCCTTGGGTTGATTAAGAGTCTGCGAACGGTGTAGCAACAGTGCCGGAACCAATAACATTCCCGCTCACCATGTACTTGTTAGCAGCAATTGCCACGATTTGAACCCATGTGCCAGCAACACCGCCGGTAGTTGTACCGTTTAAGTTGATGAAGTCATTGGAAGAACCGTTGTCAGAAAATCCAACAACTGCGCCAGATGTATCTGA